TAAATGAAGATGAAGTTTTAGCAACCGTAGAAGATCCAACGGATATTCTACATAAATATTAACATAGGAAGGACACTATGCCAGAAGCAAATAAAATAAAAAAAGATGAGATGATGGTAGACATAGATACTTCAGGTCCAGAGACCGAAGTTAGTTTACCGGATGAAAATGTAAACGAAGTACAAACGGAAAAGGAATCAAATGAAACAATTATTCAAGAGCCTGTTAAAACTGAAGACGCACCTAAGGAACCTAGTGAGCAGTCGGATGTTCAAGCAAGCGAACAAAAAGAAGACGAAAAATTAGAAGACTATAGTAAAGGTGTACAATCTCGTATTGCGAAATTAACTCGTAAGATGAGAGAAGCAGAAAGAAGAGAACATGCTGCTACTGAATATGCTAAGTCTGTAGAAGAAAAAAGAAAATTTGCAGAATCTAAATATGAGCAAATTAATAATGATTACGTAAAACAATTTGATAGTAGAGTTACTACTGGAATGGATTCAGCGCAAAAAGAATTAGCGACTGCAATTGAAACTGGTGATGCGGCAGCACAGGTAGAAGCAAATAAAAAAATTGCTACACTATCTATAGATGCAGCTAGATTAAATGTTTTAAAAGATACAACAAAAGTTGTTGAACAACCAAGAGCAGATTTGTCTCAAGATGCTAATTATCAGAGACAAACACCTCAAGCTTTACCTACACCAGACCCACAAGCAGAGGCTTGGGCAGGTAAAAACAGTTGGTTTGGTCAAGATAGAGCAATGACGTTCACTGCTTTTGAAATACACAAAGAATTGGTAGATGGTGAGGGTTATGACCCTAAATCAGCTGAATACTATGCGGAGATAGACAAAAGAATAAAAGTTGACTTTCCACATAAATTTGGTAATACTGAAACAAATACGTCTAGGCCTGTTCAGTCAGTTGCTTCTGCGAATAGAAGCGTAAAACCAGGACGCAAAACTGTGAGACTCACATCATCACAGGTCGCGATAGCGAAAAAATTAGGTGTGCCACTCGAAGAGTATGCAAAACAAATAAAACTCACGGAAGGAGCATAAGCATATGACAAAAGAAAACGAAACAATAAAAGTAACTTCTCGTGCGAGTTCAGACAGGTCTAAAACTGAAAGACCAAAAACATGGACTCCTCCATCTTCTCTAGATGCACCAACTGCGCCGGATGGATTCCGACATAGGTGGATACGGGCAGAGAGTTTAGGATTTCAAGATTCTAAAAATATCTCTGGAAGAATTAGATCTGGATATGAATTGGTTAGAGCCGATGAATATAAAGATACTGATTATCCTGTAGTCACTGATGGTAAATACGCAGGAGTGATTGGGGTAGGTGGCCTTGTACTCGCAAGGGTACCTGAAGAGATCGCGAAGTCGAGAACTGAATATTTTAAGCGTCAAGCTGAAGGTCAGGACGAAGCTGTAGCAAACGATTTACTGAGGGAAGAGCACAAGAGTATGCCGATCAATGTTGATAGGCAATCTCGCACAACCTTCGGTGGTACTAAGAAATAAAATTCTAACACCAGCGAATAAATTAAACCGTACTGGAGGCCCTTAGGGGCAGGTACATAAGGAGAAAAAACATATGGCTAATAGACAAACAGCAGGATATGGTTTTAGAGCAGCTGGGACGCTAGGTAATACACCTGCAACTCAGGGACTTTCTAATTATAATATCGATGCAGCTGTCAACATTGACTTGTTCTACGGACAAGCGGTTGCAGTTACGGCAGGTTATGTTGTTACAGCAGAAGACGCTACAACAGCAGAATCGATTGGTGTTTTATATGGTATCTTTTATGAGGATGGAACAACGTTGAAACCAACGTTCAACAATCATTATAACGGTGCTATTACACCATCAACAGCAAAAAACGGCGGCGATATCGTAGCTTTCGTTAATGACAATCCCTTCCAACTATATCATATAGCAACAGATGCAGCAGTAGCTGCAAACATTCCTGCTGCTCATGCATTATTTATGGATACGTTTAGTGGTAGCGCCAATACTGGCGGAAGCACTACAACAGGGATATCATCTAACACGCTTGATATCGGAGCAACTAACGCAACATCACACACTTGGAGACTAATCAGAGGAGTTGAAGATCCTGAAAACGGAGATTTAACATCAGCATTTTGCAATGTTGAAGTGGTTCAAAATTTGAATCAATTCATTGATAGTTCTGGGTCTTAACAGAGAATAGGAGATAAATAATGGCAATATCAAGAACGCAACTCGTAAAAGAGTTAGAGCCAGGATTGAACGCCCTGTTCGGCCTGGAATACAAAAGGTATGATAATCAGCACGCTGAAATCTATACCAACGAATCATCTGACAGAGCTTTTGAAGAAGAAGTAATGTTATCTGGTTTCGGAAACGCAAGTGTAAAAAGTGAAGGATCTGGTGTAGCATTTGATGATGCACAAGAATCTTTCTCTGCAAGGTACACGCATGAAACAGTTGCTTTAGCATTCGCTATAACTGAAGAAGCTATCGAAGATAATCTCTACGATAAAATTTCTTCTAGATATACAAAAGCTTTAGCAAGATCTATGTCTAATGCTAAACAAGTGAAAGCAGCAGCACCTTTGAACAACGGTCTACCAACAGTAGATGGTTTTGATTCAGGGGATGGTGTTTCTTTATTTAACACTGCTCACACAACTGTAAGCGGAACTAGTGTTAAAAACACACTTACTACACAAGCAGACTTAAACGAAACTTCGTTAGAACAAGCAATGATTGATATCTCTGCTATGACTGACGAAAGAGGTTTAAGAATTGCAGCTAAAGCAGTCAAAATGATTGTTCCATCTGCAAACCAATTCGCAGCTGAAAGACTTATGAAGTCTCAAGGCAGAACTGGAACTGCTGATAATGATATAAATGCATTATCATCTATGGGAATGATTCCTCAAGGTTACAGAGTGAATAACTACCTAACTGATACTGATGCATTTTACATTATTACTGATGTACCAAATGGTATGAAAATGTTCACTAGAGCACCATTGACAACTGCAATGGAAGGTGACTTTGATACTGGTAACGTTAGATACAAAGCTAGAGAAAGATACTCGTTTGGAGTTTCTGACTTTAGAGGTATCTTCGGCGTTGAAGGTGCGTAATTAATAAAACTTTTTGTGGCCGGACATGTTTCGGCCACATTTTAATAAGAAAGTAATAATATGAAAAAATTCCTAGTAAATATATGGGCCTATGATCATCATGCAAAATTTGAAGTTTTGTCTGAAGATAGTCCTGTTTCCCTTGAAAAATCAATCCTTGACAAGTTGGGAGAAAAGAGTATAAATTGGGAATCTCTCGGAAATAGTTACGATCCGGGACTAAATCGAATAACTTTTGAGGAGGTTGTTTATGATACAAGACCTATACAAAGCAAAAAGGTCCTTGGAGTTGAAGTGGGAACAAGAGCATATTAATGAAGATAGATATACTCTTAACATGGTTAGGCTCGATGATAAAATCAGGCAAATCATTACTGAAATTAAGCTGGAAGAAGCTGAAATCGCTCACAGGCAAAATAACGTTGAAGGCGTTGCTCCACAAGTTTCTGTAGCTACTTAAGACACAAAGCTACATCGCTGAAATCGCACTTTTATTACGGGGTCTCTTGCACTCTACTAAAAAGTATAATATAAATTACACACTATATATAAATAAATTTAAATGTAGACGCGTATAGTCGACAACCCCTAGGGACTACATTTATTATATTCTAGGAGGAATATTAACATGGCTAATACAACATTTAACGGTCCGGTTAGAGCAGAAGGTGGATTTAAACAAATCTCTAAAAATGCTACAACAGGTGCTATTACAGACAACACAACAATCGACTCAAGCGGAAATCTTTCCGTTGGTGGAACAACTGTTTTATCTTCATCACTTAATGGTATCTCAGATTTTTTTAATGAAGGAGTTAACACAGTACCTTTAGGATTAAATCCTACATGGTCTCTTAACTTTGGTAAACCCGATCAAGGTACTATTGCAAACGTAGATGATCTTCTTACAAACCCTAACACAGCATTGAGATTATCAATGGCTTTAGAAAAAGTAGCAAATCAATCTGCTGTTCTTACAGCAGCACAAACAGCTGCTATTTTTGGTGGAACAGGTGTAGTAGGAACTGATTTTGCAATCGCAGCTGGAGCTACAAATATTGCAGCTAACCAATCAGTTGTAAGATACACAGGTAATGTTGGTGCAACACTAGCATTAACAGCATCAACTACTGATCTAGCTTCTGACACTCATAAAAGTTTAATTATTTTTACTGACAATGTAATCGCTGCTTCTGCAGTTCTTACTTTACAAGTACAGACAAATAATGAACTTGATGCTTCTTCTTTTGAAGCATTTGTTACAGGCGCTGGAACTAACGTACTAGAACGTGAAGCAGGAACTACAGATGCACATGCTAAGATTATCTTAACAGCATCTGCTGCAGAGACGACTATCAAAGCTGGATCTTACATTTATTTTGAAGCTGCTGCTGACACAGACAGTATGGCTGTAAAAATGATGATTAGAACTACTGGTGGAACTATCGCAGTTACAACAGCTAATAACTAATAACTAATTAGAGTGGGGCTTCGGCCCCATTCAGTAATCTTGATTAAGGAGGGATTATGGCAGACACAGTAACAGGACCAACTATCATGCAAGAAAATGATGTTAGAGTGGTTATTAAATACGTAAATGAATCAGACGGAGATGGCGGATCAACAGTTTTTGGAGATGTGTCAGCAATGGCTAACAATGCAAATGGTGCATCTTGTTTACACTTAGTATTACAAAGAGTATGGTTTTCAGCTGATACTGGAAATGGTGGAGATTCTTTTATTCGTATGGATGAAGAAGATAACAATGGTGATATACCTATTATTGGTTTAACAGGATCAGGTTATTGGGATTTTAGAGAATTTGGTGGATTAAAAACTGACAAATCAGCTAACAGTAATCAAAGTGATGTTAACCTTGTAGTTGCAGGTGCCGCAGATGCGGGTAACATGTATACGATAATAGCAGAATTTAAAAAATTATATTAGGAGGTAGCTTATGGCCAATACAACATCTGGCACAGTTACTTTCGATAAAACTTTTGCTGTAGATGAAATAATAACAGAAGCTTATGAACGAATAGGTTTACAATCTGTTTCTGGTTATCAATTAAAAACTGCAAGAAGATCTTTAAACATTCTTTTTCAAGAATGGGGTAATAGAGGTGTACATTACTGGGAAGTTAGTGAGACAGATATTAATCTTGTTGAAGGTCAATCTGAGTATATATTTTTTAGAGCAACTTCTGATGGTACAAGTGCTGTAACAACTCCTGCTGATACTTATGGTGTAGCAGATGTTCTTGAAGCAACTTTAAGAAACAATAGAACTGCTGTTAACCAATCAGATTCTGGATTAACTAAAATAGCAAGATCAGCTTATTCTGCTTTAGGAAATAAACTTTCTAAAGGAACACCTTCACAATATTTTGTTCAAAGGTTCATAGACAAAACTACATTTACAATTTATCCAACACCAGATGCAACTAACGCAGCTAAAGCTATAAATTTCTTTTATTTAAAAAGAATAGAAGATGTTGATTCTACTTACACAGATTCAACAGATGTGCCTTATAGATTTGTACCTTGTATGGCATCAGGTTTAGCTTTTTACTTAGCACAAAAATTTGCACCACAATTAGTTCAACAAATGCAAGCGCTTTATGAAACTGAATTAGCTAGAGCTTTAGCAGAAGATGGTTCTGCATCTAGTTCATTTATAACTCCTCAAACTTATTACCCGAATATATAATTATGGCATACGCATCAGGAAAACACGCAAAAGCAATATCAGATAGATCAGGAATGGAGTTTCCATATAATGAAATGGTAAAAGAATGGAATGGTTCTTTAGTTCATATTTCAGAATTTGAATCAAAGCATCCTCAAATTGATCCAAAAGCTCACAAAGCTGATGCACAAGCATTATTAAATATAAGAGGTGATAGAACAGAAACTGCTGTAGCGCAATTATTACCAGAAAATCCATTTACAACTTATGCAGCTTCGTCAGGTGTAATAAATGTTTTTTCCCCTGAACACGGTTTAACAAATGGAACAACATATAGATTTAGAGGAACACCATCAGTTGCTGGAACATATACAAATCCAGGATCGTTTGATGGGATAGCAGGATCGAACATTGCAAAAGCTGCTGGTTATGCTATTACTACAGGAAAGTTTGTTAGTGGCGCGAGAGTTACAACAAACGTAACAGATAATTTTTTTTTTACTGTTGACACAAGCACAGCAACAGTAGGACAACAAAGAGGAGGAGGGTATCCAGTCTCAGTCGGACCGGTAACTCTAACAGCATAATGGCAGGATTTACTTACGCAACATTAACAACAGCAATTCAGAATTATACGGAAGTAGGAACTTCGGTACTTTCAAGTACAATTACCGATCAATTTATAGATAACGCAGAACTTAAAATTCAAAGAGATGTTCCAATTGATGCAGATCAAAAAGAAGTGCTTGGAAATTTAACAGCTTCAAAAGACAATGTTTATGCTCCTGCGGGAACTTTATTTGTTAGAGGACTTCAAGTTTATACTTCAACAACGGCCGCAACTGGAGCCAATAGCTGGCTTGAGAAAAAAGATATTAGTTATTTAAGAGAATATGATTCAGCTGAAACGACTACTGGCACACCAAAATATTATGCTATGTCAGGAGGAGCAGAAGGAACGGGAGCAACTTCTTCAGGAAGAATTACAGTTGTGCCAACACCTTCTTCAGCTTTTATGTACAAAATTCATTATA